AAATCTTGTACTTTCATGAAATTTGTGGTATTATGTAATTGGGCCAGGGTCCAGCCTTCGGCCGGATCGGATCGCCTGGCCCAGCGCAACAAGGAAACAGATCCATTATATTGAGAATAGCACAAGGAAAGATGGAGGTCAAGAAAATGTTAGATTTTAATCGGGCACATGAAAAGTTCAGGAACAACAGGGAAATGAGAATCGTAGGAATTAACCGCTTCAATCTGTTTATTCAGGTCCGCAACGGGTCCGGATCCTGGGAACAGTTTGTTATGGACCGCGTGTATATTGTGCCGCTAATCTGCGAGTATTACCCGGATGAATACCGGCGATACTTGGCGTATCGGTCTGATGTAGATAACGATATAATAAAGCCTGAAGTGGTCAAAGATGGAGCAGAATTTTTCTATGATCTGTGGAACAGCTGCGAAGCACGCGAACCCGGCGAAGCATATATTTATAGAAGATAATAAACATGATCCCGGCGGCCGGCGGGTAAACCGGCCGGAAGGAGGTGAACAGTATGGATGATTTAATCAGCAGACAGGCTGCGATTGATGCGCTTGGGGAAGAGCCTGGAGTGTGGTCCGGAAAAGATGAATATGCGCAGGGATTAAATAATCAGTGGCACTATGATATTAGTGCAATCAAAGCGTTGCCAGCTGTACAGTTATACACTGATGAAGAAATTCAGAAGATGCAGGAACTTGAACAGGCACAGATTGAAAAGGCTTTTGAACTTGGAAGGGAAGATTTAAAGTCAGAGATCATACACTGTAAATACTGTAAGCACAGAATACTAAACGAGAACTACGGCAAAAAAGGTTACTTGAAGGAGATTAAAGCTATATGCGAACTGGACAGCGGTGACCCTTTCGAACTTGGGAGAAATGCTGATGATGATGAATGGTATTGTGCCGATGCAGAAAGGATAACAGAAAACAAATGATTGATTACGAAGAACTGATACTCGCGCGCCAGGACTCGCAGGAGATCGCGGAGGATAACGGTTATACAGATCCGGTTGATGTTTGTGTTGAATGTGCCTATTACAAGGCGTATACTATAAAAAAGAATGTCTGTTTACCGGAAGCATACTTTACCGGGTTCTGCCGGTTCCATGAAACAAATGTAAACAAGCTGGAAAGCTGCCCGGCGTTCTATCCTGGAGGTGCTGAAAATGTTAAGTGATTTTTTGATAGGCGTCTGGTTCGGGTTCGCTTTGGGGGTGCTGATCATGCTGATTCTGGACAGATCACGGGATCTGGAATACTCAGATTATATTGAAGTTAAGCATATTTACGGGCATTACGAAATATATTATTATGAGCAGTTCTATTGCGCCTGTGATAATATGCGGGAGGTCCGGGAAGAAATCGAAAAATTAAAGAGGTACGAAATATGAGTAGAAAGCCGATTGTTTCACGAACAATAAATACTACCGTGTGCAGCCTGGCAGTCAAAGGCAAAGACGGGGTTGATAATTTGAAAGTAGCAATAGCCGGATCCTGGAAGGACGAAGAAGATCTTTTAAAGAAGTGCCGCGTATTGTGTGACGGGATTCCGATTATCGGGATCATTGATCACTACAGCCGACCGGTCCTCTATGGGATGAGTGAACAGAAGTTTATCGAACACGCGAACGTGTTAGATATAAAAACGCGCAGACCAATCGAATATTAAAAGAAAAGGAGAAAAAAGAAATGGTCAAAACAAGCATTATTGAAACAAGCAAGGAACTTACAGCAAAACAGAAGGTACAGTTAAAGAACCTGTCCGATGCCTACAAGCTGGACAAGGAAACGCAGATCGGGGAGGTGATCCTGGACGTTGATATGTACGCCGTTCTTTCGATCGACAACGACAAAGTGGACGACGGCCCATATGAAACGTATGTGATCCTGGATAAGGAAGGCCGCAAATATACCACCGGGTCGCCGTCCTTCTGGGGTTCCTTCATGGATATCTGGGAAGAAATGGCCGAATCCGGCGAAGACTGGAAACTTAAGATATACCGCGCGCCGTCCCGCACTCGTGAAGGAAAAGACTTTATCACCTGTACGATCATCTGATCCGTTTTAATGCAGCCGTAAATTTACGGGGCCGGCCGCGGCCGGTCCCGTTTCCTATCTCCGGAGGTATTCGAATGTCAAAGAAAAGTCAGTTATTAAGCGAATACCGGAAGCAGCGCCGCAGGATCCAGCAGAATATCCGCCGAATGAAAAAGCGCGGGTATATTGTGCCGGAGAAGGCGCTGCCGAAGAAACCGAAAAAGATAACCGAAGCAAGTATTAACCGTCTTAAGAAGGTTACACCGGAAGAACTTTATAAGAAATCAAAAGCGAAAACCGAAACCGGAAAGATCATAACCGGAACCGAAAAACGAAAACAGGAACGCCAGGATAAAGCCAGGCGCGCAGCCGTTACCAGGCGTGCAAACGAAGCGCGGCGTAAAAAGTGGCTGGAAGATGTACTAAACACGCCGGAACCGGTAACGCCGGAAGATCTGTATCCTGCGGTTAAAGCTGCCGAAGATGAAGAAGAATATCCAAACGAAGGCGAACTAATCTATAAACAAATAAAAGAAATGATCAACGAAGCCGGCCGAAACAATAAAAAGGCCGCGGATCATCTGGATGCTGTTCTTCAAGGTGAAATCAATCAATATGGTTATAATAAAGTAATGGAGGCATTGAGCCAGGCGCCGGAAGAAATGTTGATGTTGGCCGATATCGCGATCCGATATGGTCAGGGGTCCGGATCCCATGATTCCGCGATCCGTGAGATGCTGCATTTAATAAAAGGCAGCATACCGACGGCGGAGGAATTATCGGATCTTCAGGATTTTATAGACGGCGATTCAGATTTTGATCCAATGTCCGTTTTATTGGAGGATTAAAATTAAATGGCAAGGAAACGAAAATTTAAAACACTGGTCTGCGATTTTGAAACAACGGTTTACGACGGCCAGATAAACACGGAGGTCTGGGCGTCGGCCGTTGTTGAGATCGGGACCGAAGACGTTAAAGTCTTTCATTCGATCGATGATACTTTTAAATACTTTCGGTCCCTGAAAACAAATCTGATCTGCTATTACCACAATTTAAAATTTGACGGGAATTTCTGGTTAAGTTACTTATTAACTAAACCGAAATTTGAACCGGCGCTGGAAAATCCGGAAGAGGATCCGGATCATTATACATTCCGTGAAACGGAAGATATGTACAACAACACTTTTAAATATGTGATATCCGATCAGGGGCAGTGGTACTGCATCGATATCATGATTGACAACTATCTGATCGAGATCCGCGACAGTCTGAAACTGCTGCCTTTTTCCGTTAAAGAGATCGGGAAAGCGTTTAAGACGAAGCATCAGAAATTAGATATGGAATACACCGGATACCGCTATGCAGGATGCCGGATCACGCCGGAGGAAGAACACTATATAAAGAATGACGTTCTGGTTGTAAAGGAAGCATTGGAAACGATGTTTTCCCAGGGTCACGATAAAATGACAATCGGCGCTTGCTGCCTGAGTGAATACAAATATATTCTAACGAAACCGATCTATAATTATTTCTTTCCGAAGCTGGAAGAATTATATCTGGATCCGAATATATACGGATCCGAAACGGTAGACAAATATATCCGCAGGAGTTATAAAGGCGGATGGTGTTATCTGGTACCTGAAAAGGCGGGCCGGATCTTTTCCGGCGGGATCACTGCCGATGTTAATTCTTTATATCCTTCCATGATGAGCAGCGAAAGCGGGAACGAATACCCTGTTGGATTGCCTACGTTCTGGACCGGAAACCGGATACCGGACGAAGCCAGGAAACCGCACAAATATTATTTTGTCCGGTTCCGCTGCCGGTTCCGGATCAAGTCCCAAAAATTACCCTTCATTCAAATAAAAGGTAGCTGGTTCTATCTCGGGAACGAAAGTTTAACTACTTCAGATATTCGGGATCCGAAAACCGGAAAATACAGCCGGTATTATATCGGTTTTGATGGAACGAAAAAAGACACGGTTGTAACCTTAACGTTAACGTGTACGGATTATATTCTTTTTCGCGAACATTACGACGTGTTTGATCTTGAGATCCTGGACGGGTGTTATTTTAATGCGCGTTCCGGTATATTTGATTTATACATTGAAAAATATAAAAAGATAAAATTAGAATCAACCGGAGCGCTGCGAACGCTGGCGAAGCTGTTTTTAAACAACTTATACGGTAAAATGGCAGCCAGTACGGATTCATCATTTAAATATGCTTATTTAAAAGAGGACGGATCCGTCGGCTTTTATGGAATCAGCGCCGCAGATAAAAAAGCGGGTTTTATAGCGGTTGGGTCCGCAATAACGAGTTATGCGCGAAATTTTACGATCCGCGCGGCTCAAAATAATTATTATGGTCCTGATCAGCCTGGTTTTATATATGCCGATACGGATTCTATTCATTGTGATCTTACGCCGGATCAGCTGAAAGGTATACCGATCCATGATAAAAATTTCTGCTGCTGGAAGATCGAAAGTTACTGGAATGAAGCGATCTTTTCGCGTCAAAAAACATATATAGAACACGTCACGCACGAAGACGGGGAACCGGTTACGCCGTATTATAACGTGAAATGCGCGGGGATGCCGGAACGCTGCAAGGATCTTTTTGTTTACAGCCTGGAAGGAAAACGCGCGGAAGATCTTCCGGATCCGACGCCGGAACAGATTGAATTTTTAAGCGCGCCGGCGCGATCTTTAAAAGATTTTGATATCGGTCTGAAAGTTCCCGGAAAGCTAATGCCGAAACGGATTCCGGGCGGAATGATATTAAAAGAAGGTTTTTATGAAATGCGTCCGTGATATACTTAAATAATAACGCCGGTATACTTAAGTATACCGGCATTAAATATATCACTAACCGGAGTGAAGCGGAGCGCGGGACACAAAACCGAATAATCCGACGGCGCCGTCTTCCAGGCGTGTGATCCGTGGGATCCATTCCGATCAGATCCGGAGGATACCTGTTAATAACTGATCATCTTTAAAAGCGCGGATTTGCATTTAAGATCTTTAAACCGGAAAGATCCGCGCTCAAAATAAAATCTCATATTTTTAATAAACATATCATTCTTTTTCAGCATTACATAATTAATCTGATGATCGTCTGTTGTAACGCTGATCTTATACGGATTCGATAAATCCGGGTGATCATCCGCGTAAATTATACCAGCTGCGGGAAATTCCCGCAAGGCATAATATACGCCGTCACATACAAATGTTGCCAGGTACCGGCCGGATCCGGGCGGCTTTTCAATAAATGATTCGTTATCATTCAGATAAACGGATTCCAGCGAATAGGCAATATAGGGATCCGACGCAAACGCCTGATTAAAACCGGATTCTTTTTGCGCTGCGTGTGCGGATTCAACATAACCCTGCTCTAAAATATACCCGTTGCCTTTTAAAAATTTCGTATCTTTTTTCAACCGGTCTGTAATACCCAGCGCGATATAATAAGGGTTCAGGATCGAAACCGGGTTCGAAAGCATAAAGACGGGAACCGGCCGATACTGTTTACCCTGGCCGCGCGCTATGGAAGTATGGACCGATATAAATTTCCGTATTTCTTCGGAGCAGTAATGGTTGTTTTCTGATTGAAATTCATCAAACAATATCCGCTGGACGTCAGAAAACAAATGCGAGTATTTTTTGATCTGATCCGCGGAATTTAAAGAAATAGCATACCCGCAGTTTTTTAACTCTTCGGATCCGACGTGCTGAAGGTATAATTCGTGATAGATTCCTTTTGCGCAGCTTTTCGAAGTCATTACATAATCCGGAAAGAACAGCGCGGAGATATCTTTAAAGAATTTATCCGCGATATCATCCAGTTCGTAATTGAACCGGTAAAGCAGCGCGAACTTTTCACCAGTTTTTAAAAACCGGTTTAAACAAAGCCGGCCGAAGTACGTTGTCTTACCGCCGGTCCTGTTCGTAGTAACTAGATATAATTCCGGAGTATTTCCGGAGAGATCTTTCATGGATAATAATTTAGTTCCGTCGTAATATTGTAACATAATTGTAAAATTTATTTAACATTATAGTATAAACTTTTTGTTTATTGTAGCATACTATTGAAACAAATTTCAATATATGCTAATATAAATAATAACAATATGTTGTGGAGGCGTAAACGTGCATACACTTTATCCGGTATTTGCTGCTTTAATCTTTAACGCTCTGGACCTGATCAGCGGGATAATTGCCGCGGTCCGGAACAAAGACGTTAAAAGCCAGAAATTACGCGACGGCTTGTTTAAAAAATTCGGCTTTATCATCTGCTATTTTCTGGCCTGGCTGATCGATAATGAAGGTGCGGTTATAGGCTTTCAGATCGGGGTTAAGGTCCTTCCGATCATCGTTCTATACTGCTGCACGACTGAAACGGTATCGATCATTGAGAATATCTGCCGGATCAATCCGGACCTGGTTCCGGAGAAATTAAAAG